CCATTGTCTATGAATAGTTGGTATGAATCTTCAAATTATAGGAGTCGTTTTAGGGGATTTAAAGAAAATCCCTTTTAACACTTTACCTAACATTCCAGTCACGAATGTCACGCCGTGAGCGGGTATAAATCCGCTCATTCTTGTATCACTTTTCTGATGCATTGCGACTGATCTCACGAATGGTTTTGTTCCATACATGAAACTAGACCACGCGAACTGAAGTCTCCCCAATGCTGGGGCTCCAGGTCTTTTAGATATAGGGTCTATCTTTGCTCCTGAAAAGGAGTCAAAAGAATAGATATTTATATCTTTATCCAACCTAATGGTCTTCTGAATTAAAGAGATTGCTCTCGAAATTCTAAGATCAGGTGAAGAAAGATTAGAAAACTTACTGATTACTTCTGAGATAATATCTCCAGCTCCGTTAAATGTTAAAAACATCTTAGCGGCTAAAGGGTGCATCCAGATTGATCTAAGTTTTCCACTTAGACCTCCAGTTACACCGCCTTTAGAGTATCCGGGGTGGTTATAAGCTAACCAAGCCCCGTAAACTTTACTGGCGCTACCTCTGAATTCATCAGCTTTAGCTAAAGAAAAATTTAAGGCGAAAGATTCCAAATTTCTTGAGAACTCTTCTAAAGAGAACCCAAGAGCTTTGGCTCTCAAACCAGCTAATGCTGTTTTTGGATTAGATAAAAAGTCTGAAAAGACTAAAAATCTAACTTTCATATTGGAAATCTTGTGAAAGGGTTTATTACAACCCGATATCACTTTGTAACCAAAACCTGCAACTTTAACAAGTTGAGGTGCTGAAAGAGAATATTTTCTTCCATATTCAACTAAAGCAGTTGGAGAGGCTAACGCCATGAATAATTCTTTTATGGGACATGGACTTACGTCCATCCCATTAAATAGAGTTCTTTTGGCAAATTCTAACCCTAATCCTTTCGGACTAGTTATAGATTTTGCTAAATTACACTCTACCCCTAAAGCTTCTATTAAATAATGATATCTTTTAGCAACCTTTTGGTTGTATATTACGATATCATCACCTAAAACTGCGTAGTCTGTAAAGATTTTAGAAGGATTCAATCTTCCTCAATCTGAAGACCAGGCTGCTACTTGCACAATAAAGTGGTGAGTAATTGCTAACATCGGCCACGAAGAGTACCCTCCCATCGGTTGTCCCGCTGCGTAAATTAATGCAGAGGGAACTTGAAATTTTTCCTTTTTTGGGAAAAATTTCCAACTACCGGAAGGCATCATATATGCTCTGTTTACAAGCAATGATGACCAGGCGTCTCCTTCAATCTTTGTTAAGCCAAAAACGGCTGAAATCAAAGGTTTCTGGATGGCCATTGGCAATCTATCAGTGGCTGTAGAAAGATCCATAGAGAATAATCCTCCTCCCTTACCAAGGGATTTGGAAAATGCTCTTTTCAAAGGTCTCATTTGGTCAAATGTCCCATCAATTTGGGGATACTTAGATAATATTCTAAATATCCCTTTATGGAAAGGATATAAGGCCCACTGTGACCATGGATCAATCATAGCAAAAAGTCTCACTTTACCAGCTGCTTCCTGTTTGATTCCAAGTTTTCCGTTGTAGGTATGTAAAGGTGAATTAACCTCTACACCTCCAAGACTATACCAAAAGTTGTTGTCCGGTGCTACAAATCCTCAATCATAAGGATTATAAGTTCCAGGAGCA